AGAACTAAAACAGAAGTACCCAAGTCACTCAATTGTTCATGATAAACATAATCATTACTAGAAGAGTCGGGTAGAATGATTAACCCGTAATGTTCTCCGCCCTCTGTTAAATTCTTAATATGATCTTGCAGGCCATGCTATTTACCTTCATGTAAAATATAATCAATCTTGCAATCGGGCATTAAATCTCTCAGATAATTATACATGATAGTAGCAGAAGTAAAACCATCATTATCAGAGTCAACAACAATCAGAATTTTCTCATCCTGCGCAAGTACTCCTATGAGCAGGTTGGCGCCTCGCTCTACATTTTCTAAATCAGTGGGAGGTTGTAGGAACTCTCTGCCAGGATTGTAATAATCTTCTGGATTTTCAATACCACGAGCCTTCAAAAGTGAATCTACATAATCTTTCTTAAAGTTTGTGTTAATCAGTTTGGTCTTCATTTAACAATTACCCTCTTATCTAATAGTTTCAAGAAAATTTCTTCTCCTTTATCTGTAGGAGAATCCTTTAAATCAAGCAAACCTTCCCTATCATAGATAAAAGAGAAGTTGCAATAATTTTTATATTTTTGACAGATATTCCATAATTTGTTGAAATACTTATCCTCTCCAGGAAGCTCTTCTTTATCAAAGCACAAAACAATATGCGCTGGATGGCAATGCCTCATAAGAATGTTTAATTGATATTTATTAAAATTACTTCCACATACTGCCGCAGAACAATTTGGTATTGAGAAGCCTTCCATCTGTAAAACAGACTTTTCACTTTCAAATAAAAAACAAATTCCGCTTTCTTTAATATCAAATTCTGTCATATGTAAGCCATAAAGGTTCATAGAAAGTGGATGTTTGTACCAAGTATTTTCAATGCGTATTGGTGCATACTTACCAACATTTTCTACTTCCCACTCATTCAATGCGCGACCTCTAATTCCAACAAGACGGCCATCAATATCATAATGAGGAATAATAATTTTATTCTGAGAAATAGAATAGGAAATATCAAAATCATCCATAGCTTCTTTTGTTATACCATCGTTCAACCATTCTGGAGGATAATATTTAACAAAACAATCTAACACATTTGGCGAATATTCTGGAAGTTGAACTTCTTTTCGTACGACAGAATAGCGCTCTTTTAAACTCTTATAAACTGGTTTAATAAATCCTTCTTTTTGCTTAAAAGAAGAACAATTACAAACCACTTCATAGATATCTTGATACCAGTCGTATTCTATCTGCCTTTCTTCGTAATAAGTACGAAGAAATTTAAAAATAGACATACTTCCACATTCTGTATAACAAACGAACATCTTGTTCTTTTTGTAAAAATATAATTTCATTGACGCTTCACTAGATTCCAAATTATGACAGATGGTGGGAAAGATTACAAAATCTTCCCTATCATCGTACCTGTCGGCGCCAAGTTCTGTCATCAAATGAATTATAGAATCGGTATTTAAATTAGAGATTATCTCAGCATAATCCATTTAGCCAATCAACCTTTCTTTTAATTTCAATCAGTTCATCGCTTTCAAAATCACTGATATTATATTCATCACCAGTACTAAAATCATTGATAACAACCAAACGAGAATCAGTTAAAAACAAATCATCTCGCTTCATTGTACCCAAATCAACAATAGACCAAATACGTACTTGTGTCCACTCACCACTTCGAACTTTAAAAATATCAGTTACCAGATTTGGCTTACCATGAACAGCAATAATTGGTTCGAGAGTTTCTAACTCTTCCTTAGTAGGACGAGCCATAATCGCACCATTATCTGCTTTGTTAATTGTTGAACGACCACCGGCCAGAGAAGATTCATTCCTAATATTTATGTTATTATCCACATTTGCATTAACCTGTGTAGAAGTAAAAACACAGACATCCAATTCAACAGCCAAATCCTTTAAGGCGGTTGCCATCATCAATAGAACTTCATCATTACGGACACCAAAACCACGGAACTCGTTAAGAAGCGCAGGTCCAATAAAGATGTAGTCATAAAATACATAACCAATATCATGCAACAAAACTTTTTCGCGTACTTTGGTTTTTACTAAATCAATAGTTGGATTAGGAATACGAATCAGAATAAAATTATCTGCATAATCCTTCATAATCTGTTTACCTTGCGCGATTCGTTTCTTTTCTTCTTCAGTAAAACGTCCGTACTTAAACTTAGATTCATTTATATCAGTTAAGTATGCCAAAATCATTTTTTTAATCTGAATATCAGTCTGCTCTGTGATAATAAACAAAATTCGCTGATTGTTGCCTTTTTGTTCCCAAGAAGCAGTTTTGCTATTGTATCTTATAGGAAAAGCAAGAATACAAGCGTCTGCTACAGCATTTCTTGTTTTACCAGTACCACTCGCACCAGAGCGAATGGTCAGACAAGAACGCTGTGCTCCATCAATAATTCTACTGAAAATAAAACCTTGAATTGGAAGTCCAACACTTCCTTCTGCGCCGAAAGATTCGACAAGCTCGTCAATATCATCACCGATATTCCATTCTTGAACTTCTTCAGTGCCCGCATAATCAGATTCCAAAACCAACAATCTCTTCTTAACCGCAGTAATAATATCGCTGATGGTTAGTTCTTCAAACCGCTGATTAATTTCCATTGCATTCGCCGCAGTTAAATCTTCTTGATAAAATTCACTTACGGGAAAGTTCTGTTTCTTTAAATCCCTGAGCAAATTCAGTTTCTTTAGTTTGGTATAATAATAAGGAAAGTTCTCTATATTAGAGAACTCTTCAATATCTTGCAAATACTCAAGACCATTCTGCTGTTCATATAATTTCTTTGCCGCATCATTAGCTTCAAGATAACTTTCAATATCTAAAGCCGTAATCTTTTGCGCGCCACTACGCCATAAACCATTTATAGCATTGAAAATATATTTCTCGAACTTAGTTGAAAAGTCTGAGATAGACAAGCTATACTTATCAACCTCACTTAAAAACTGAGGGTGTTTCATCAGAGAACCAAGAACCTGCTGAATGGTTCCCTTGTTTGTCATTCATCGTCCTCCATATCTACTTCTGCTAACATCTCTGCCGCAGTTTTTACTTGCCGCTTTTTTCTCTTCATCTTTACTTCAATAATATTTTGGTTCTGAAATTGACGAATCTGTTCTTCAATTGCGGCAACGATATTCTTATCTCTTTGGTTTCTTTCTCCCCAATAAGCTGTTGCATCTTCATATATATGTGGAACAATTCCAATGCCGCCTTCGCTCTTGTCGACTAAGCCACCACATATTTCATAAAAATATCTAACAGTAAAATAGATACCTTTGGGTGTACGTCCATCCCTTTCTACAAATTTCTTCCACTGAGAATTAAATCTTTTATAATCAAGACTAATTTTTAAATCTCTTTTAAGATAATCTTGTACAGCAGTTTTCCATACAACTTCATCTGCCTCAAGTTCTATTCCCTCTTTTCCAATTTGTCCTTTTTTCTTAGCAAAATCTTCATAGCATTTTTTATGGTAATAGAATCTTTTAACTGGTTGTACCCAATAAACTCCTTCTACTAAATCTGGGTCCAATCTGTTAAATTTTTGTTTACAAACTCGACACTCAACCATAGCTTTTGCCATTAATCGCACCACCTTTTCTAGCCTTATTTTCCTACATATATTATATCATATTTTTTGTAAAAAGTCAAATTAGAAAAAGCCACCCTTGAAACCAAGGGTGGCGTAATTAAAAGGATTAGTCCTTTAACATATCTCTCATATCAAGAACAACAAGGTTAAACAAATCAACCTGGTCTTCTGTGATTTCAGACAGCTTCATGGGACGACCAAAAATAATCTCAACCTTTTTCAAGATAACAGGAGCATTTTCGGGGTCTTTCTCCACAAGGACAGTCCACAATTCAGAGGCTTCCGCGCGAATTGCTTTATAATCCAATTTCTCAAATGTATCAAGAGGTGCTGTATCAGTAACAACTGCGCCATTTTCTTGCTCTTTATCGATTGCTTGGCCCAGAGCCTCTAAGAACTCATTATAGCCAAATGGAATTCGAGGAGCAAGATATTTATATCTGGAACCTGCAACAATGGTGGGAGTAGAACGAGTCTGAATCCAACGATGACTTTCACCATGCTCATCCCAAGTCTGAGTGATGACACCGATAATATCAACCAGGCCATTAACAATCTTTAAGCAACGATTGTTTAAGTCAGGCTTATATCCAGTGATTTCACCATTCTCGTCAGAACTTTCCTTTAAGTGGCAAGTCATAATTAGGCCATAACCCATCATAGTAATCTTGCGGAGCGCGCTATCAAATTCCTTGGATAGAGCAGCATAACCGCCACCATAAGGGATGTCACCAATCTTTTGCACACCATTCTGGGCGCAAATAAATTGTTCACACAGGTCGTAAGCAATTGCAACTGTATCAACACAGATGGTTGAGAACTTGGCTTTTGCTTCTGGTTTTTCCAACTGACGAAGAACTAACTTGAATGTACTCCAAGTATCAATCTTCTGAATCATGGCGCCAGGTCTTGCATTGGTACCAATCTCAAATGCCAACACTAAAGCATCAGGCGCCATAGTACAAAATTCAGTTTTACCAATCTTAGGTGCGCCAGCCAGGAGCAGGTATTTCGAGCGTAAATCTCTCGAAATAACCTACGGCTGAATGGCTAAAATATCAATAGCCATTTACGTTACCTCCATTAGAAGCCCAGGTCAGCCATAGACTTCTTTGCGGCCTTAGGAGCAGTCTTGCTTTCCTTAGCCTTCTGCTTTGCCTTCAGTTCAGCCAAACGAGCCTGACGATCTTCCAAAGCGCTATGGATTTCATCCATATCAAAGGCAAAGTCACCCTCCAAAGGAGTCTGAGAACCACCAGTGATAATCAGCTCGCTGACAGAAATAGTCTTTCTCTCAATACGAGGCTCACCGAAGTCGACCTCAACCATCTTCTCCTCAGTCTTAGAGGTAAAGTTCAGCTTACCATTAATCTTAACGGTATCGCCCTGCTCCCAGTAAGAAGAAACAGCATCAATAACGTTAGGACTGGTAGCGAAGAAATCAATTACATCAACGATACCGCCGTACTGAGGCATGATACCACGAATCTTATAGCGATTGGGAATTTCCACGCCATCCTTATCGGTTTCATAACCCATGCTACCAACTGCAAAAATAACAGAGAAAGTAGCTTCAGGGGTGAACTTACTCAAATCGGTAATCTTGGTTACGAAAGAAGCATTGATACGGGGGTAAGAGTTCAGATTACCAGTCTGGCCGTAATATTCATTCATACGAATCTGCGCGCCAGTAATACGAACACGGTCTGCGGCATCGATACCAACTGCAGCGATACTCTTATACTCGTTCATTACGCGCTCAATAGAAGCGTAAGCAGGATTAGCAGTACCCTTATTAGTCAGCTTATTGGCAAACATATATACAGGGATATCCAGTTCGGATTCCTCGCCATTCAGCATCTGAGTAACACGAACCTTGATGGAACCGCCAATCTTTTCGACAGACTTACCATCTTTCATATAACTACCTGTCTCCAGGTCAATCTCGGACAGAATACCCTCAATCTTTACAGAATTTTCCTTAGACTCTAGCATTAAGTTTATCTCCTTGTTTTGTTTAAAGTTTCATTTAAAGTTTCATTTGCTGATAAAAATGTGGGGCTTAAAGCCCCACTATTAAAATCAGTCCTCAGAGGGAACAAAGGTCTTGCCGGCTTCGGTCAGAACAACATAGGTGATGTCCTTTGCATCCTCGCCTTCACCCTTAACCTTCTCACGCATAGCCAGGCCCTTCTTCTCAGAGCACAGGTCGGTAACGTTAGCGTTAACAGAACGAGGGGTACGGTTCAGACCAGCAGCCAGTTCCTCGATGGAAACACGACCACCGTTCTCCTTGATGTAATTGTAGACTTCCATAGACTTTTCAGTTAGCTTCATTGTGATTTTCTCCTTGTCAATTCGACTTTTTGTTTTGTTTTAATTTATTTAGAAGCGAGTTATCTCTCACTTTCTATAAATATTATACCAGAAAATCTTTTTATTTTCAAATTTTCTGAGCCAATAATTTTGAGAAAGAAAATTTACTAGGCCGTTCAATCATAGAGGAGGTTCAACTTTCTTTCTCTCAATCATTGTATATATATTATATCAGAAAATTTATAGATTTTCAAATTTTAATAAAGCGAAATTCCAATAATTTTATCTGTTTCGGAAATTTTGATTGCTTTCGCGCCCTGTGTTACACGGCTTAAAGTGGGAACATCATTGATAGACAATTTAATACAGGATTTACTAGATGCAACTAGAATTTCTGTTTCTGCACCAAGAGATACAAAATCTGCCATAAAATCCTTACCGGTTAATTTGTGAATCTTTGCTCCCTTAGTATTTTTACCTTGTACAGTGAATTCACTAATAGGAGTTTTCTTAAACAGACCAGAGGAAGTAACGGAAATGATATACTGAGCATCAGGTTTAATAGGATAAGCACAACATACAGCATCTCCATCATTTAACTTAATTCCACGAATACCCTTAGCAATACGTCCAATAGGACGAATGTCTTTTGTAGTAATACGAATGAAATTACCGAATTCTGTCATGATACCAACATCTTCGTTATCAATGAACAAAATAGAAGCAATTTCATCGTTGCTATCTAGGTTAATTGCCTTTAGACTACCAGAGCGTTTTAAGTTGTATTCAGACAATTCAGATTTCTTTACAAATCCATTTTTGGTGAAGAATACAATATTCTTTTCTGCTTTTCTCTTGTTAAAGGAAGAAATAGCAACGATTCTTTCCCCTCCAGATAGGCCGAATAGAGATTCAATAGCAACTCTTTCTCCCACAGGTAGAGCGGCCGCTGGGTAGTGGTAGAAGTCTCCACTGTGAGTGAAGAAAGCAATTTCTTCATTAGATTCAATTTGTTCTGAGTGGATAACATATTCGCCGGCTTCCAGCTTTGCTTTACTTCCAACTCCACCGCGCTTTTGCTTATAAAGAGTGGAAACCTCTGATAAGTAAAGATTATTTCGATTCGTCATAGAAATTTGGAGCGAACGAATTTCAGTTGGCTCTTCATCTTCTTTTGCAATGTTAATAATCTTCGTTCTACGAGCATCACCAAATTTATCAGCTACTTCACGCCATCCCTTTTTGATTTCTTCTTTGAAAAGTTCCTCATTATTAAGAATCTTTTCAATGGCTTCTGCTTTAGCTACTAATTCAGTTCTTTCATTTTCCAGCTTCTTAACTTCAAGATGAGCCAAACGACTTAACTTCATATCAAGAACTGCTTTGGCTTGTACTTCATCAAGCAAGAAGTTAGCCTGCAATGCGGTTGATGCGGCCGCAGTAGAAGCAGAATTACGAATAGTTTGAACAACTTCTTCGATTCGTGCCATACAAATCAGTAAGCCGTCAATGATATGAATACGACTTTTAATCTTGTTTAAATCAAATTCAAAGGCTCTGCGATATACTACTCTCTCATGGTCAATATGCGCCTGAAGCATTTCTTTCCAGCCGAAGACACGAGGAAAGCGACCATTATCTAGCATAGTAAAGTTAATACCATAATGATACTGCAAGAAAGTATTCTTATACAAATACTTCAATACCTTATCGGGATTGGCTTTCTTTGCTAAGTAAATTTTAATCAGCGGAGTGGAACCGGTAAGGTCATTAAATCTTTCAATACCAGGATTATCCTCACCATTTACTATTTCCTCAAGCTGGCCGCAAATAGTGTTAGTATAAACGCCATAGGGAATTTCAGTTACTACAAAGCATCTTTCCTTGGAATCAAATTCAACAACACTTCTTAACTTACAAGCAAAGCCAGTGCCTTTTTTCATAGATTCCTTTACATCAGATTCATTATATAAGATGGCGCCGGTAGCAAAGTCCGGAGCGCAATAGATTTCATCAAAATCACAATCTGGATTATCAATAAGATGAATAAGAGCGTTGTTTAGCTCTTTAATATTGTACTGAGGGACAGAACAAGCCATACCAATACCAATACCACTGGTACCATTTACAAGATTGTAAAATCCCTTTGTAGGAAGCACTCCAGGATATTGCTCATTGTCAGCATAGTTATCACGCCAATCATCAATAGTATTTTTATCAATATCAGCAAATAAAAATTTTGCCAACTTAGACAGACGAGCCTTGGTATATCTTTCTGCTGCCCAGTTTCCAGAGGAAAGTAGGGTACCAGCATTACCTCTTACTTCAACAAGAGGATAGCGCATAGCAAAACTCTAACCGGCACGCATAATAATACCAACACAGGAACTATCACCATGAATATAAAAATGCTTCATAGCATCACCCATTGC